AGGTAACAATACAACCGTTCTAGAAATCGCCAACAAATACGGGCTGAGATAATTTAAGGAGACAACAAATGTACGCAAACGAAACTGTGGACCAAATTTCACAAGGGCTAGAGCAGGGGATTGTGTCTCCTGATGAAATTCAGGCTCTAAACAAAGCACTCACTGCCGGATATGGCGGTGCAGGCAAACCAACTGATCTAGTTTATGGTGGTGTTCTTCAGGCTGAATCATTAGAAAGTACTCTCAAGAGTGTTACTTTCGACATGAAAAACCTAAAGATGTGGCCAGCTATTTCTGTAGACAAGGCTTACAACTTGTTCGAACAATACAACCGTTTGATCGGTGTAGGTTCTGACTCATCTCCGTATATCGGAGAAGGTGGAGCGCCTCGTGAAGAAGATTCAACATATATCCGTGACGGTCAAAGGATCGTGTTCTTTGGTACTCGCCGTAAGGTAAGTCACCAGATGACATTGGTTCGTACCACTGTTGGTGATGTTGTTGCTCAGCAAGCTAAAGAAGGAACTATGCACCTTCTTAAGAGTGTTGAACGCGAAATGTATTGGGGTCATGCTCATTTTGCAAATCCAGCTACTGGTGCTCAAGATGGTGCTCTCTCAGATCTTCCAGCTAACTCAATTGCTATGAACGGACTTCTTCAGCAATTATTGAAAGGTGACGAAGATACTCAACAAAAATCAAAAGAATTCGAAGGATACGGCGAAACTCGCTCTATCTCTAAAGATCTTGCTGGTGCAGTTCTTACTCAAGATGATCTTGAAGATCTAGCAGTAGTAGCTCTTGAAAACTTTGGTTCACCGTCAGAACTTCACATTGAGCCACTAGCTCTAAGTTCTTTCATCAAACAATTCTATCCTCAGTTTCGTTCTAACCCAGGTCTAGCTAATCAGACAGTTGGTTATGATGTTAACAAGATGACAACATCTGCTGGTACAATTGAATTCAAACCAAATCTTTTCCTACGTCCTCGTGGTCGCGTTCGTTCTGTCGGTGTTGCCGGTGCTCCAAACGCTCCAGCTCTTACCGCTCCAGCTGCTCCTTCTGTTGATGGATCTTTAGATTCTGCTGCTACTTACGATTATGTAGTTACTGCAGTTAACGATCACGGAGAAGGTTCTCCATCTGCGGTTCTTTCTGCAGTTGCTCCAGGTGCTAATGGCGCTGCAGCAATTACAATTGGTGCTGTTGCTGGTGCTAAGCACTTTAAAGTTTACCGCAAGGTGAATGGTGCTGCTTCTGGTTCTGAAGCATTTATCGGAAATTACAAATCTTCTGGTACGATTGTTGATTCTGGCGCTAAAGGTGCTGGTCTTGGCGAGTCTTTCTTGTTAGATATGTCTTCTGAATGTATGCGTTTCAAGCAACTTGCTCCTCTTTCTAAGATCAATTTCGCAATTGTAACCACTGCGTTAGAATTCGCAATCGTTCTTTACGGAGCATTATTCGTGTACACTCCACGATTCAACTGCTTGTTCAGAAACATGGGTCGATAAGATACTCTAAATCTTAAATAAGAAAGGCAACTTCGGTTGCCTTTTTTATTTCCGCACTTAAAACTACATTCAAATTTCATTATTCGTATAATCTTATTAGACCAACAATAGGATTTACCTTGACGTTAAAAAAATTCTTAAAGACATTATGTAACGACGGTAGATACTATGCTGAACTAGTCTCTAATCTAGCAGAAGTCTATTATCTTAATGACAGTAATCCTTCTGTTCTTGTTGAAGTTGAGAAAGGTGTATACCATCTTAATTTCAGATCAGACCTTACTCCTAATCTAGTTGCACAAATATGTGGTGATATTGTATTGACTGGTATCAATCACGTAGTTGGTCCTGTCTTTGCTATCTCTAAAGAGAGAGGCGTTGTCTATGGCGATGAAGCTATGGGTATGCATTACGTAAATGTGTACTTAGCACTTAAACCATCCCAAGCAAAAGACGATTCGACAAAAGATGCAATATTCGTCGTACAAGAACCTATTGAGACGTTCTCTGGTAAACGTGTATCTAGGAGCGATAAAATATATAGAAGAATGTGGGAAGAATAATGAAACTTAATAAAGACGGACAAGTACAAGTTATTGCAGAAGATATAATTAACAAACCAAAGCATTACAACTTTGCAACTATAGAACCAATCGACGTAATAGAAGACTGGCAACTAGACTTCAGATTAGCTAATGCACTCAAGTATATTTCACGTGCGGGTAAAAAGGATCCATCTAAGACTAAAGAAGATCTTGAGAAAGCAATTTGGTACATAAATAGATATATAACTAAGGAATGTAACGATGTCAAAAAAGAATAAACAGATCAGCGATCTTCAAGACAAGAAGAAGAACATGCTGAGAGATTATGCAAATCTTCGTAAGCAGATACGTCGCGATCTAAGTGTTGAAGATTTCACTTCTAATACAGAATACACCAAAGACATGATGAAACATTACTATGGTTCTTTATCTAATATCGATGAAGAAGCACGCCTAAAGTATCCTAGATGCTTTCTAGATGTGTATATTGAAGATATGATGACAGAGAAACAATTAGATAAATTGCGCGTTACTATTGCAAACAATAAGAAGTTTGTAATAACAACAGCCGTTACTGGTTGTGAGTTAGATAGCAAGATGTACAGATCTGTTAAGACATATTGTAAGAAAAACAATGCAGCACTATTAATACTTATAGCATCAGATCCAGCATCTAATCGCGATCGTGGTTCTTTAGGCAGAGTTGATAAGCGTCTAACAACAGAAGCAATTGTATTAGAAGATTCAGAACTAAATTCAAATATCTTCTTATCAACAATCAAATTATCAGCTAAGCACGTAGATCCTATTTCTGGTCTAGGTCGTATTGGTCAACGTGAAGGTAGTTTTGTCTATGCTTCACCCAAGCAAAGATTAAAATCAAGTCCAGTTTCTAATACTAAATTACCGCATTTTCTAATGACAACTGGTGCTATCACTGTCCCAGATTACACATCTGCTAATTATATGTCAAATAGAACAGCTTATATCGCTAACCATGATCATGTTATGGGTGGTGTTATCGTTGAGATTGGTGATTCAGACGAATATCACTTTAGACAATTTCAGTGTGATAATGCCGGTAAATTCATTGATCTTGGTATCGAATATAGTGCAACTGGTACTAAGAAGATCAGACCAGAAGCATTCGTTCTAGGAGATTGGCACTCAGGTAGCACTTGCCCTATGTCTAAGCTTGTATGGGATGATATCTGTAGAACATTGAAGCCTAAAAAATTGATAATGCATGATCTATTTGATGGTAAATCTATCAACCATCATGAAGCCAATAACATCGACTCTAAGGCTAAAAGAGCAGAATCTGGACAATTAAACCTAAGAGAAGAACTTAATCTCGTAGCAAGAGACTTAGAATACCTAACCTCTTTGGCTGATGAAGTAGTCGTAGTTAAATCTAACCATGATGAATTTCTAGACAGATTCCTTCAAAAGGGTGATTTCAAGAATGATCCTTATAACTATAAGACGTTCTTAGAGTTGGCACTACACTACGTACATACAAGTGAAGATCCACTTAAATACGGTGTTGAGAAGATGGGCAATATAAACCTAAAGTGTATGAATAAAATCAAATGGTTAAAGCGAGATGAAGATCTTCGTTTAGCTGATATACAGTTAGGTGCACACGGTGATAAAGGTGCAAACGGAGCAAGAGGTGGCTTACAATCAATGGAATTTGCCTATGGCAACTCTGTTACTGGCCATAGTCACTCTCCAGAGGTACTTCGTGGCGCTTGGCAAGTTGGTACTAGTTCTCATCTTAAGCTAGGTTATAACGTAGGTCCTAGTTCTTGGTTAAATTCATCTTGTCTAGTATATCCAAACGGGCAAAGACAGCTCATTAATGCCATAAAAGGTAAGTACAGAATATGATGTCATGCCTGTCGTCGTGGTATAATATCTCTATATGTTTGAAAATATAGGGAGTCCGTAGATGCCTAGCAATAATAAGATAAGAAAATTAGTTACCCTTAACAAAGTAGATATAGCACAAGCGTTGCAATCTCTGCAGTTTCCAGGTAAAGTAATAACTGATAGTATTTCAGCTGGTTGGGTTGAAGTTGGCGAAGGCAATATCGTTAGAATTCAAACATCTTCTGATATTTACGTAGCGTTCTCTGACATTGATGTGCCTGCTGAAACAGTTAGTGCAGCAACAACTCCGGCTGTCAAGATACTCACAGGCGATACTTACATACTATGCCAAGCTAAGTATATGAGAGCAAGCGGAACAGCAGTAAGATTAGAACTCTTAGAAATTTAAGAGGCTATATGAGTTTAAATAGTTTTAGAGAAATTCTCATCAAAAAATCTTTTGATAACGCAAGTCTTCAAGACTTCGTTAAAAGTATTTCTACAGAAGAATTGTTTGAGTATGTTACTGAAATTCTAGAGAAAATGGCTGGGTTAAAGCAACCTGGTGGTGCTGTAATTGATTATGCTCATAACTTAAATACTAATGATGCTGATCATATTCATGGACAGATGTCTCATCATGCTGGTAAATATGCTGCAGCTATGAAGCAATATAATAACATGGATGAAAGTACTCCTGCTGCAAAAAATATTAAAGATATTGCTGATCGACATATGGGGCATTTTGCTAACACAGCACACTTATTAAATAAAATAACTCGAGACGGAAAGAATAACCACACTGACCCTGTTCATAATGAAACTATAAATACACCTGGGGCTGAATCTCATAAGATGACCATTACAGATGCTGATGGTAAAAGTGATCCTGTATCTCCTGATCCTTGGTTTAGAGCAGTTAATACTTCAATGAAGCCAGGTACAAATAATCCATATGAGAATAAGAACTACCACACTGCAACTAGAGGATGGAACCTTCTAAATACTAAGAATTTTGGTTTTTTGAGTGGACCACCACATCATTCAAGATCTAAAGAAGTGGCTCAACATGGTGAAAATGGGGCTTATCCATTTGAGAGATTAAAAGTAGATGGCCACTTTCTAGACATAAATCCCAAAGAAGAGTTTACTGGAAAATTCGAACCACACTATTACGACAAGCACCCAGTCTTTGGGATGCTATCGAATTCAAAAAATGCAATGTCAGATGCTGATGCTTCAACATATCAAAGAAAAATGCAAGAATTTCATGATTCAATGAGTGATCCTGCAACTTTTGAAAATCATGTCGATAGAACTAGACAAGAAAAGATGCCACCAAAAGCATTGCCTCTGCATCCTAAACATACACCTCTAGATCATGCTCGCCATCTTAAGTATGCTGATGCTGGAATGCATGAGAAAGACTATGAGGACGCTGTATCTCAGATGCAAGCAGATCCATCTAAAGCTCAAGAAATCTTCAGTAAGAACCCTGGACTACAGCAGGCATTTAGTAAAGAACAGAACGTAGTTAGACAACAAAAAAAGAAACCTGATACATATAATCATATGGACGATGTACATGAAGACATCCACAATATGCTTAAAGATAATCCGGAACTAGAAAATGAACTTTTTGATAATGAAGATCAAAAGAAAGAATATCAAGATTATGTATCTAGGACTAAACTTAAGAAAAATAATGAATTAACTGAAGTTGAATTTTTATTAAAGTCTATAAATGGTTTAATAAATAAGAACAAAGTATTCTTCACTGAGAATCCGGAGATATTTAATCTAGTTCAAGAACGTTTCATTAAAGCAGTAAAAGATGACAAGGACGTTGAGTCTGATTTTGATCCGTATGAGTATGCTCAGAAAGATCAACAAGATGAAGAACCGCAAGATGAAGATGCTAGTTACGCAGAAGATACTACGCCAGAAGAAGAAGATGAGTCTGCACCAGAAGAGAAAGGTGCAAAAAGAATGTCAGAGTGGAAACCGAAAAGTGGTTATACTCCAAAGCAATTAGCGGATATGAAATCACATATGGATAAAGGCTTTTCTCATAGAGAAGCAGAAAGAATGGCAAACGCGCACGAATTCCATAGTGATCCGTGGAAGACAAACTACAAGCATCCAAATC